TGCCCGTTCGCTAAGCACTCCGTTCGCGTAGGATTATCACCAGTGCCCTCTAATGAAACCTTCCATACAGTTGGACTCTTACCAATTCCTAAATCTACATTTTTCCCACTTCCAATGGGTGTGCCTGCCTTATCACAAAAAGATTTAAAAACTCCATCATGTACTTCATATTCAATCTCCGGTGTCGATTCAGTGTTTTCCTCTGAAAAAACTACTGGACGTATCCCTTCAATAAATTCTTCGTAGTTAAAAGATTGATGAAATGTAGTAAAGGCAATTAATCCGTCATCTTTGTATTTTAAGTAGCGGCTAAACACCGCAGCATAGTCCTCATTTCTAATCTCAGAAATCAATTTCTCTTCTACGATGGCAACAGCATGTTGAATAGAACTATATGTTTTCCCAGTTCCAGGCGTTCCATATAGAATTAAATTTTTAGCTACTAATCCGTTGTTATGGATCGTTTTTCCATGGTCTGTGCTTTGTTTATCAGGCGGTGCCGGACCAGGATCAGGTTGAGGATTAGTGCTTCGTTCATCCCAAGCAGTATGCGATACTTCTTGAAAAGAAACCCCAGGAGATTGCAAATCAATTTCTCTTCTCAAATCAGATAAAAACTTTGCGTATTCATCTCCGCTACAAACGTATCCAGGCACAGTGACACCATATTGTGATGCTACATAAGACCTCGAATTTTTATCAAGTGGCATAAAAAGATTGGGTCTAATCCAAAATAGACCTGTTGTGATATAAGCTAGACCATTGCCACTAACTGCAATGGCTTTTTCAAAAGCTGCTTTAAATTCTTGTGAAAACTGATTAGTGTCAGCAGATTTCATCGCGTGGATAAATAAATCCCATATTTCATCTACTCCAGCAAAAAAGGACTTTCTATTATCAAGAATAGGTATTCCTTTAAACTCAGTTGGTGCGGGGACCTTAATGTCAAATGTTTTTGCAAGAACCTTAGCTAATACCGTTCGGTTAACATCAGTTGTACCTCGATTCATCACTCCCATGACAGAAAAAGGATCAATTTGATACTATCTAGGTTCCCACCAATCTTCTCTCTCAAAATGAAGATATTTCATCAACGGCTGTTCTGATGCAACCTTCTTCATTAAATCAAAAAGCTCTCCTCGCTTTTCGTTATATTCAAGTAGTCGATTTGCTAATGCCTCATAAAAATCCACCCATTGATATGCATTGTCCATCTTGTCATCCCTCCCCAATAATTGTTGTATCTCTAAAAAACAAGATTAAATGTTTGCCACAAATTCATCCATTGCTTTTGTAAAGTCGCCCATGCGTTCTTCTTCATTAAAAAATGGCATCCCAATAATTCTATATTCATTGCCAAAAGCGTAACTATCATCAGCCTCTGCGAGATCATTGATTTGCGACAAAAAGTTTTCTTTCCAAGTTTCTTTCAATAGAAGATGCGATCCCTTAGGTTCAACATACACTTGATTTGAGATAAAGCTCTGGTTCTTATACTTACGAATAAACAATAAGAAATCAGGTTCAAAACGCTCTCCATCAGTGAAGCTGTAAATTGCTAAATCTGGTACGCGTTCATTCCGCACCACAAAAAATTCTAAATCTTTCGCCTCAAGTTTTGGGGCAATTTCTGCTTTGAAATATCTGAGATAACGTTTCTCCTCACTGGTTCCATAGTTGTCATTAAATGCATACCAATTTTCTTTCATTAAGTCCAACTGGTAACGAGGATTAACATTTACGTTCTGTGAGGCTCCTTTACCTCCGTTTACATCAACTTCTGTCACAGTGATTGTTTTATCACGCAACACATTCTTTATACGTTTTGCTTCAAAAACAGTAGAGCCTTCAAATTCTTGCTTTATCTCTATTACATGGCGGGCAACTTCACCCATAGCGTATACACACGCTTCGTACAAAGCACGTGACTCACTTTGCGATGAAAAGCTTATATCGAGGATTGAGTTCCCTAAATATTCATCAGACGTTAGAAACTGTCGTAGGCTTTTTAGATTTGGATATTTTGTTTTCAACACAGAAAAACGCAACTCTACATATCGCCCTGCAGCTCCACTAAGGATGTTATAAGACACTTGTTTAAACGGTCTCATAATATTTTTCGTCTTTATGTGTTCAGTATTGGATTGAGAATCTTCACTACCAACAAGAGATTGAATCTTTGCGGATCCTCTTTCAAGGTAATAGGTATATATTTTATTCTGGAAGCTTCCCTCGATACCGTAAACATTTTTTCGCTCTTTTGGAATGCGCTTATTACTAAATACAATTCCTTGCCGATAAAGATCTGTCAACTTAAAAGCGTCTTTTAGATGATACGTGAGTGTTTGTGATTGCTCATCTTGAAGACCAGTAGCAATAAGTGCTTGACGAAGCTCAGTAATATAGCGCGAATCATCTTTGCTATGAAAAAACATAGTTTCAAGCAAACGATATTCATTCGTCAAATCATAATCATATTTTCGCTTAAACCGCTCTTGAGCTTCAATTTCTTGAAACGGACAATAACGTGCCGCACGACCAATAAGTTGAGCCTCTTTAATTGTATAGCTCCCTACCTTGCCAGACTTTCCGCTACCTTGACGCGTATCATAGAGACGTACTATGTCAAAAAGATTAAGCACATCCCAACCTTCGTTAAGCATATCTACTGCAAAAACTGTACGAATAGGATTATTTGCATCTTCAAGTGAGTTAACAAGGATTTGATTTTGGCTGTTATCATCTCTGGCACCATTCATTATGATCGAAGTCTCTTCCGTGAAACTATCCTGTAACGATTGCACGAGTAGAGTAAATGATGCATCCTTCTCGGCAAAATATTCAAGAGCTTCCTGAAGTGCGTTGATTTGGTACCTTGATAACTCTTTTATATCAGAAATCTTTAACTCCTTAACATGCGTGAAAAACTCTTTGTAAAATTCTTCGGACTCCTTGATCTTTTGCGACTTCATAAGTACAACCGGTTTTATGTTCTGATGTACGTCAGCAAAAAGGTAACGCCTATACTCACTCATAACACATGCAATTAGTGCACGTTTCCATAAATCAGCGTCGGTTGCAAAGTTTTGGAAGTCCTTCGTATAACCACTCTGCCTAAATTCTAGAAGTGGGTAATTCATGATAATCTTGTCTAAATACTTATCGTGTACATTCTTGTCTTTGATGTCTACAGTTGCTGTAAACTCTAAAAGCACATTATCTCGATTGCTTCTGAATGCAGAGTTAACAGTATATTCCCAGCTATTAATCTCTGCTTCAATCGCTTTACCTTGCTGCTTGGTCATACTGTTCACATGATGGCTTTCATCAGATATAAAGACTATTTTATTATCCTCGAAATCCTCAAAGGTTAATGAGTTTTCCTTTGGTTCCATACGGTCAAGATGCATCTGCTGAGTAGACGTGAAGCAGATATAGATATCTTCGTCCCAGGCAGATATACCACTAAAATTATCTACAGCTTTAATTCTAATTTTGCGACCGAGGTATTCCATTGTATCTGAGAAAAGATATTTACTTGAAGTCGCATCAGTGAAATTGAGCTTGGTTTTTTCTAATATACTTGTCTGATTGACAAAGAACAGAAACCGTCTATATCCTTTCGCGTACAAGTAAAGTATAAGACCAGCCATAATTACTGTTTTACCCGATCCTGTTGCCATATGGAATAGTGTATGAACCTGCTTATTTTTTCTTAATTTATCATTTTCGTAATAAGTGATAAAATTTTGGAACGCTCGAATCTGATACTCACGTAATTCAATCGTTGATGCAAGATTTGCGTCTATAAACTCAGGGACATCAACAAGCGCTCCTGCCTCATAAAGAGAATCTAATGTCTCATATAGAAATATTTTTTCTGCCATCACGCTTGTCCCCCTCTATAGAAAGATTCTGTGAAAACTCTGTCTTTCTCTGAGATGGCATACTCTTCATCATCTATTGAAGAATAATTAACATATAGCTTATTCTTGTCAATAAGCCCAATCAATGCACGCTTCTTATCAGGAAGTGTCAACGACTGAAAATCAGCTTCTACTTCTTGCAACTCAGCAGTCGTTAGATAGGGCACTATTCTCTCATCACCATAAATCTCTTCTTTCAAATTATCTATCGTTTCTTCAGTTGCCTGCTCAATATCTCCAATGTAACGCGCTCCATCTTCTAATAGCTCGCAGAAAACAAATGAACCACCACCCTGCCAGTTGACGATGTTAGAAATGCCGCCCTGTTCGCCTTCAATTACTTTTTGCAAACGTGGTACAGTAACTGTATTTATATAATTCATTTGCTCTATACCAATGTAACGTCTATTCATTTTGTGCGCGACTGCTGCTGTTGTTCCGGACCCCAAAAAGAAATCCATAACTAGGTCATTCTCATTCGTAGCTACCTCAAGTATTGCTTTTATTAGATTCTCAGGCTTCGCATAATCAAACTCATCTCGCCCTAATAGAGCATCTATTTGACTATTGCCGCCAGCATTCTTCGAATTGTTTAGAACATCTTTCAGAAAGTCTTGAATCTGAAAGTCCGATATAACTGCGCTGAGCTTTCCTTTTGCTTCGTCATTATCTTTGAATTTCCTTGCATATGGTTTAGTAATATTTAAAAAAGGATAATCGTCAGGAAAAACTATTTCACCACGATCGTAATAAAATTGAAAAGTATCAACCGATATGTTCCAAGTTCTCTTTTCGCTTGCTGGATATTCTTTTCCTGTTTTAGGATCAACCATGGTAAAAAAAGAATTAGGACGTTCCTTTGCTGTTGTTTGCTTAGTTAGATCTGCTAATCTCCACGGTCTGCCTGGAAAATCTTCTGTTTCATAGTACTTACGTTCAACAGTTCTACCAATAACCTTTTCTTTATCTCCGACATTTGTATATACCAGAATCCAATCAAAGTCTTGAGATAAATTAAATGGAACATCTGATTTTCCACTTCGGGTTCTCCGTGGGATAGTTCCAACAAAATGATCTGCTCCAAAAATATCATCCGCCATAACTTTAAGATAGTGCATTCCATCTTCACTTATGTTTATCCATATTGTGCCAGAAGGCGCAAGTAGATCTTTTGCCAGTTTGAGCCTATTTCTCATAAACAACAACCAGGTAGATAGTTTAAAATTCGAGTTATACCTAAACGTATCAGTTGCTGTTGATTCTTTAAAATAGTATGGGGGGTCGATATAAATCATTTTTACTTCCCCTTCGTATCGTTCTAGCAAACTGGACAGAGCAATAAGGTTATTTCCTTTAATAACGAGGTTATCCTCTTCAGTAAAAACAATATCATCGTTAACACCGTCAATCATATACCTCCTAGCTTTTGTAAGTACTTTTGGGGCCAACAAATTTGTAATCTGGTCTTTAGCTAAAATTTCATTAAAGACAATTTCATTACGTTTTTTATCTTCTTTTTCTTGCCCACCAGCTAAAACAGCATCTTTATAGGGAAAATCCAGAACGACATCGTCCATAGTAGAAAAAAAATGTCCCCCTGTAGTCAGACCGATTTTATTGGTGAAAGTTGTGAAGCTATCAGGCAGAAATTCTCTTGACTGAATAAGCCATGCAAACTGACGTTTATCAAAGACAAGTGTTTCATTAATAGCAGTAAAGAATGTAGCCTTAAGCTCCTCGTCACTTAGCAGTAGATGAAGCAAATCTGTATCCATTCTCATGACATCTTGATATACTATAGCCTTCAGTAGGGACCCATCTTCAGCTACATATTTCTCTTTTGTTTTTAACACCTCAATAATATGTTCATAACTACGACTCATTTCTCTTCGTCCTCCTTTATCGTCTCAAACAGATCTTCAACTTTGCAGTCTAGCGCCTTGGCTATTTTCATCAATACGTCCATTCTAACAGGTTCATTTTTACCAAGTTTTGCTATGGAGTTTGAGCTAATATGGGCGGCATCTTTAAGATCAACTTTTTTCATATTCTTGTCGATGAGTATTTTCCAAAGTTTATTATATTGGATTTTCATTTTCAGCATCCTTTCTACCCCATTTCCAGCCAAATAGGGCTTGCCCATCTGTGTCTAGCTTTAACACCGTATTTTCTTTAATTATTAACTGAGTTGCTGCATCATACTTCTTATCTCTATCAAAGGAAATAAATATCTGTTTCTGTTTTTCTTTTGTATAAAGCTCTAGAATTCTTCCAATCGATTCATCAGATACATTAGGGAAGAGAAGTGAATCATGCGCTAATGCAGGTAGCACAGTACTTCTAAGTATACTGATATCATAGATTAGCATCCCTTTATAGTTTGTGCCCGTACCTGTATCTCTTGGAGTCTCAAAAGAATAGCTATTATATTCTTTAATTCCAAGAACCGGCGGATTATCATTCCCATATGAAACAAAATCACTGATTTCAATCATTTGTTCGTTAATAGTCGATTCAATAACTCTTAGAATCGTCTGCAACTGTGCTTTAAGCCTGTCACTTGCTCGTTTTTTCTCATTTTGTAATGTATTGCGAGTATCAAAGGCCTCGTTTTCATCCTCTAATTTATGAATTGTACGATCAATTCTGGTATAGGCATCGAGGAACTCTTTACTAAACGCCATGGAGGGTTGTATTTCTTCTACCATTGACTGCAGCTTTTTTACCGAATGATTCAATGGTACTAGTTCCTCTTTTAACTTCGCTTTTGCAGCTTCTAACTCATCTTGAAGTATTGCCTGGATTTTATTATGGAAGCGTTCAATATCTATTAATTTTTGAAGATTCACTTCTGGAAAAAACTCACGCAAACTCATTAAATCTGCTTCTGTCGGATAAACTCCCTGACTAATATTTAGATCGATTAAATGTAATTCATTCTCTTTTTCACTTACTAGTCTACGAGCATCCTGCATTTGAACCGTTAAAGCATTTATCTGATTGGCCTTATTAACCTCATCAGTATCAACTGTTTGGTTATGAGTTCTTTCTAATTCGATTTTTTCTTGTTTCAGCGCAGCAATGGCTTTGATGTTATCTTCATATTTTTTTAACCCATCAACTGCTGCTGGAATAAACTGAAACTTACGGGCATCTCTGAATGCTTTGATTCTGTTTTCTGCAAGCTTCAATTGTTCTTCAAACGCAACTACATTATCGTATTGTTTGAAAAGTGTTATGAGCACATGTATTGCGTCTTCTTGAGATTCATTTCCACCCCTCATTTGTAATGGTCGTAGCTCGTTATAATTATTCTTGCCGTAGATACGGAAGAATCGACTTATCGTTTTTCTAAATTTTAAACCTGTGTAATCCATGTGGTATTTTTCACCAAGCCATTTTGTATAGGATTCTCTACTCAGAATTTCCAATATATTTCCGTTTTCGTCTAACCTAACAAAATCTCCAGATGTAGCCGTATGCCTAACAAAATAGTAAGGTACTTCATCAAACTCAAAAATAAAATTTATACTGTGATTATTTAACTGTTTTACAGCATCACTTTTTACATATGCATCTCCACCAAATACAAAATCAATTATAAGTAACATTGTGGACTTACCTATGGAATTTGCACCTGTTCCTCCACCAAGTATTATGTTAAGCCCTTTATGAAAACGAATAGGCTCACGTGTCTTCCCGTTGATCTTGAATAGTTCACAACTTATTTCTTTAAGCATCGTACGACCCTACCTTCCTCTTCATTAAATTCTATTTCCTTAAGTGCGTACAAACAATCAAGAGCACCCAATAGTTCTAAGGGACTTTTAATTGTATTCTTTAAACTTAATAAGAGTTCATGTGGAGTCTTAGGCTGATCCAATACTCTCAATATAATTGGCAACTTTGAAAATACACTTTCGTTATATGAAAAAAGCTTATTTGGTAATAGCATCGAACACCTCACATGATTGAATAAAATATGAAACTACAATTGAACAAAATCTAATATCCTGTTTAGTAATACTTCTAATTTTTTCAGACAAAGCACTATATATTATCTCTGGACTTTTCTTTTTTTCTGCTAATTTCCTATAGGAATCTGCGATTTGCGCTCGAAGTAATCCATCACTTAATTGACTTTGTTGTGCCAAGTCCTTCATCGTCTTTTCAATAAATAGGTAATACTTGGTCACATGTCCTGTCACTTCATCGACAAGAAATAGATATAGCTCCTCATCAATTTTCTCAGGTACCCTCAATGCATCATAGTTAAGGGATAATAGCTGTGTTGGTTTTGCTTTACTAAGATTATAGATAACCTTGGTTATGCCTTTTTCAATAGCAACCTCATCGAGGGTTTGTCGCATACTACGAGCATCACTTTGGAGTTTTTTGATCGTAACAAGGTCTTTCTCTTCTGTTTTTGTATGTTTGAACACATAGTTTTGAAAACAATCATGGCACATGGCAATCAAATTTTCATATGACAATGATCTGCTTCCTTTGATACCGGCTACTTCATAATTATTAACTGTGTGGTACTTATCATTTACAGTTTGTAGATGTTTCCCGCATCCAGGATACGAGCAAGTGTGTCTGCAATCTTCAAGTAAACCTAGTCCATAAATACCCTTAGCTTTTCTAGAAGCCTCTTTGGCAGAAGCAATTATTCTATCATTCTCTAGTTCAGGATTAACAATAAAATCTAATGATTGCTTAAACAAATCAAACAGGACTTCTCCTACATTATCTTTATCAACATCTTCCGCGAAAGGTTGTATGTCTTCAGCTAAAGACTCGAGAACTGTATCAGTTCGGTCATTGAGTGAATCGTCATGATAAATTGCTTCAATAAAATTCTCACTTGTTAATCTACCAAGCATCGATTTAGCCAATTTTTTTGTGGGACCCTTTGTGTAGAACTTCCTCAAGGATGAATCCTTGTTGGCTTGTTCAGACGATGGGTCTTTTTTTGTTGACCAATCTTCTTCTGGTATATCACATAGCATCTGAATAAGATTTCTCATGAAATCAGGTACATCCGCATCTTTCATAAGATGTGGATGAATGGCATGGACTAACTCCGTAAACATCATGCAGTTTGGCACCTCCCCCAAAAAGTATCCAAAGTATCTCACAGTATCCCAAAGTATCTAAATTCACTATGCCCCATTTTATACAATAAAAGAGATCAATGAGACGTTAATGTATTTTAACATATGTAATATATATTTTCAATTTAAAATTGGTAATCGCCAATTTCTCGTTGATCAACAAAACATCATTTAATAGCCATGTACAGGCATCTTCCAAGTGTTGAGTGATGAAAAACTAAATACGCATGCTCCAGCCACTTGGAAGTGCTGGTGCCAGTTTGAGATGGAGATAACTCCTGACTACGGTACCAGTCTGCCTTGTGGCTTATTAGCTATGGCATATGAGCTCTCCATCTCGGTTTTAAGCCGAAGGAGGGCTATTTATATGTCAATCAACGAAAACCAAAGTCAACCAACGAACAAAGACTTCTACGATGGATCATGGCACCTAACAATCGAGGATCAAGTTGTTGAAGTCACCGAAGAAGTGTATCGCGCCTATAAGCAACCGTTATGGGCGGAGAAAAAACGTCAAGAGCGCGAGAAACGCTGCATCATCAGTGATGGCAAAGGTGGCACAAAAAGATGTACTCGAAATTGCCGTGAATGTGATCTGGAACGTGCTGAAAAAGGTTTACCACTAATTGATCGGACAGGCAGTGTTCTGTCATTGGACAAGTTCAGTGCTGATGGTTTCGACGTTCCTGATTCAATAAACATTGATGAACTCGTGGAGGACAAGCTGCTTCTTGAGGAACTCTTCGCTGCCCTGGATGAACTAGACCCTGAGAATCGCCGTATTGCTGAGCTCTTTAGTATAGGAAAAACTGAACGAGAAATTGCTGAGTTCATTGGTTGCGCTCAAAAGACAGTCAACAATCGCAAACTCAAGCTTTTTTCCCAACTAAGAGAAGTCCTAAAAGACTGGATTTAATTCATTACTCAAAATGCCCTCTGGTGTCCTGTTGATATCAGAGGGCATCATAAAAACTATTTTTCAAAGTCATTACTCAAACTTCTCACTTTTGTCCTGTGAAGGTTGAGGGGAACAAAACAGCCCTCGGAACGGAGGTTAAACAATGCAGAATCAAGCAAACCAAACTGATACTCAGAGTCGGGATCCTGAAATGGATGAAGAACTGGCCGATGTTCTCACCGCCATCAGCGTAGTGTCAAAGCGCCTTGCTAAGAAGTTTACAACGCTATCGCAGCAAGAGAAAGAAAAAGGAGGAAAACCAGATGGGCAAAATGAGTGAACTCTCTCTATTAGTTAAAGAGCTGAACCAATGTGGTGAAACGCTGATAGGCATATCTCAGTCTCTTTCCAGCATGTTCAGTAGTAGCGATGAACCAACACCAGCTAAATCAGCATCAGAAGAAAAGGCCATAGTTCTTGAGGAAGTTAGAGCGGTTCTGGCTGAAAAAAGTCGAGATGGCCATACAGCAAAAATTCGAGAGCTACTTCAAAAGTATGGCGCTGATAAGCTGTCAGAAATTAATGCTTCCGATTATCCAGCACTCCTAGCAGAAGCTGAGGTACTTGGAAATGGGTAAGCATGCACTTCTTTCAGCCTCTTCATCTCATAGGTGGTTAAACTGTCCTCCTTCTGTCAGGCTCAGTGAGTCTTATGAAGATAAAGGAAGTAGCTACGCCGCAGAAGGCACCGATGCTCATACCCTATGTGAGTACAAATTAAAAGTTGCTCTTTGGCTCCCAGCCAAGGACCCAACAGAGAATCTCACCTACTTCAGTGAAGAGATGGAAGAATGTGCGAATGGCTATGCAGCTTACATTCTTGAGTTGGTAGAAGCTGCAAAAGAAAAATGCGCGGACCCGATTGTTCTTATAGAACAAAGGCTGGACTTCTCTAAGTACGTTGAAGACGGCTTCGGGACCGGAGATTGCTTGATCATAGCTGATTCGGAGATCCACGTATGCGACTACAAGCATGGACAGGGGATTTTAGTTGAGGCAGAAGATAATCCGCAGATGAAGCTCTATGCACTAGGTGCCCTAGAAATCTTCGATGGAATCTATGACATCGACACGGTTTCCATGACTGTCTATCAGCCTCGTAGAAACAACATATCCACCCACACAGTATCTAAAGAATCCTTGTACCAATGGGCTAATGAAGTTCTTAAACCCACTGCAGAGCTGGCCTTTGCCGGTGAAGGAGACTTCAAGTGTGGTGAGTGGTGTGGGTTTTGCAAAGCAAAGCACGAATGCCGCACCAGAGCTGAGTACAACATGGAGCTGGCCAAATACGACTTCAAGATGCCCCCTCTACTCGATGATTACGAGGTTGAAGACATCCTAAGTAAAATCGATGGTCTAATCTCTTGGGCATCAGATATCAAAGATTACGCACTGCAATCAGCAGTCAGCGGAAAGCAGTGGAACGGATGGAAGCTGGTCGAAGGACGCTCCAATCGAAGATACACTGATGAAACTGCGGTTGCTAAAGCCGTCAGCGCAGAAGGCTTTGATCCATATGAACAAAAGCTTCTTGGCATTACTGCCATGACCTCTCTTATCGGTAAGAAGCGATTTGAAGAAGTTCTAGGAAGCTACATTGAAAAGCCTCAAGGGAAACCTACACTGGTTCCTGAGAGTGACAAACGTCCGCCAATTAATACAGCACAGCACGATTTTAACGAAATTTAAGGAGGAAAATCATATGTCCAATAATGCAAACAAATCAAACAGCAACCCCATGAAAGTTATCACAGGTCCTGACACTCGCTGGTCTTACGCCAATGTCTGGGAAGCAAAGTCCATCAACGGTGGCACTCCGAAGTTCTCGGTATCCCTCATCATTCCTAAATCAGATACTGCCACTGTAGCAAAAGTCAAAGCTGCCATTGAGGCTGCTTACCATGAAGGTGAAGCAAAGCTTAAAGGCAACGGAAAGTCTATCCCACCTCTTACAAGTATCAAAACGCCTCTCAGAGACGGAGATTTGGAAAGACCTGATGATCAAGCCTATGCTAATGCCTACTTCATCAATGCCAACTCTTCTACTGCTCCAGGAATTGTAGATGCAGACAGAAATGTTATCCTTACTCGCTCCGAGGTTTACAGTGGAGTATATGGTAGGGCAAGCATCAACTTCTATGCCTTTAACAGCAACGGAAACAGAGGAATCGCCTGCGGTCTAAACAACCTCCAGAAAATCAGAGACGGTGAGCCTCTTGGTGGAAAGTCCAGGGCTGAGGACGATTTCGCCACTGACCTTGATGAGGATTTCCTCTCTTGAGGACAATAAGCATCGATATCGAAAGCTATAGTAGTGTAGACCTCGCCAAAAGCGGGGTCTACCGCTATATAGAATCATCTGACTTTGAGATCCTGCTTTTTGGATACTCCATCGATGGTGGCGATGTCGAGGTGATAGACCTTGCCAGTGGTGAAAAACTTCCTGAAGAAATACAATCAGCCCTCACTGATCCATCCATTACTAAGTGGGCCTTTAATGCCCAGTTCGAAAGAATTTGTTTATCTAAGTGGCTAGGGTTACCTAATGGACAATACCTCAGCCCAAAATCATGGCGGTGCACCATGGTCTGGTCTGCATATATGGGTTTACCCCTTTCTCTTGAAGGCAGTGGCGCTGTTCTTGGTCTTGAAAAGCAAAAACTATCTGAAGGAAAAGACCTGATCAGATACTTTTGCAAGCCCTGTAACCCAACCGCCACAAATGGTGGACGGTCTCGTAATCTACCAATCCATGCTCCTGATAAATGGTCTGAATTTAAGTCCTACAACCTACGCGATGTTGAAGCTGAAATATCCATTCAAGAGAAACTATCAAAATTTCCTGTGCCTGAAGAAGTATGGAATGAATACCACCTTGACCAGGAGATCAATGATCGTGGTGTTTCTTTGGATATGCCTTTTGTAAATGAGGCAATAAAGATGGATACTCGGTCTCGTTCAGAGCTGCTCCAGAAAATGAAAAGACTAACGGATCTTGATAACCCTAACTCCGTAGCACAGATGAAGAACTGGTTGTCGGACCAGGGACTTGAAACAGACTCATTAGGTAAAAAAGTGGTTTCAGAACTCATTCAAACTGCTCCACCTGATCTTAAAGAAGTATTGGAGCTTAGGCAGTCACTGGCAAAGTCCTCTGTTAAGAAGTACTCTGCCATGGAAAACGCCGTTTGCGCCGATGGTCGTGCACGTGGAATGTTTCAATTCTATGGTGCTAATCGAACAGGACGATGGGCAGGAAGAATTATTCAGCTTCAGAATCTTCCTCAAAATCATCTGCCCGATTTAGAACAAGCAAGAGCCCTTGTTCGCTACGGCGATTTTGAAGCTTTAGAAATGCTTTATGACTCTATACCCGAGGTTCTTTCTGAACTTATCCGCACCTCCTTCATTCCTACCCCTGGTCGCAAATTCATCGTTGCAGACTTCTCTGCTATTGAAGCCAGAGTTATTGCATGGCTTGCCGGAGAAAAATGGCGTCAGCAAGTTTTCGAATCTGGTGGTGATATCTATTGTGCTTCTGCTTCTCAGATGTTTAGTGTTCCTGTTGAAAAACATGGAGTGAATGGCCACTTAAGACAAAAAGGTAAGATTGCAGAACTGGCCCTTGGTTATGGCGGCTCTGTTGGTGCTCTTAAAGCCATGGGTGCTCTGGAGATGGGTCTAAATGAAGATGAACTACAACCCCTGGTTACAGCTTGGCGTACTACCAACCCAAATATTGTTAGGCTTTGGTGGGAAGTTGATAAGGCTGCCATGAAAGCAGTTAGAGAACGGACCGTAACTGAAACACATGGCATCCGGTTTTCTTACCAAAGTGGCATGCTCTTTATCACCCTCCCTTCTGGAAGAAGACTCTCCTATGTAAAACCTCGCATTGGAACAAATATGTTTGGTTCAGACTGCATCACCTATGAAGGCGTTGGTGGCACAAAAAAATGGGAACGAATCGATAGCTATGGTCCAAAGTTTGTTGAGAACATCGTCCAGGCAACCAGTCGTGATCTTCTGTGTTATTCCATGCAATCGCTCAAGGATTACAACATCGTCATTCATGTACATGATGAAATTGTCATCGAAGCTGGTATGGAAACATCGATTGAGTCTATCTGTAATCAAATGAGCCATACCCCACCTTGGGCAAAGGGGCTCTTAATGAGGGCTGATGGTTATGAAACGAATTTCTATAAAAAAGATTAGTCCTTTATTACTCACAGGGGAGTTTTCTGTCCTGTGAGTATTAGAAGGCACTTAAGCCCTCAAGAAATGGAGGTAATAAATATGTTCTATGTAAAGCAAACGATCAACGATTCATTGGAAATCAGGGTAGAGATCCACGATGACAATGTATTCACCACCTGCCCAGATTGCTGTGTTGAAATCTGTGTGGACATCTCAGAGTTATTTAGTGATGGAGAAAGCGATCTTTATGGAACTGCGATCTTCTGTCCTGAGTGCAGCAAATCAATATTAGATGATGAAAGGCAAGGCTGATGTTATGGGAATTGATAAATTCAACGCTGAAGGTTACTACGACCCCACAGCTTATGACGCCTTAACTAAAATTGAACAAAGAGAAAAGGCTGCTAGAGCCTTTCGTCCACTTGTGTATATCTGCTCACCCTATTCCGGTGATATTAAAAGAAACACCGACTCTGCCAGACGCTATAGTAGGTTCGCGGTTGTGATGGGATGTATCCCCATCACTTCGCATCTACTTTTCACTCAGTTTCTTGATGACAGTGATCCTGATGAACGAGAACTAGGTTTGTTCTTTGGAAATGTACTGATGTCAAAGTGCTCCGAGGTTTGGGTGTTTGGGAATCACATTTCCTCCGGCATGAGAGCAGAGATCAACTGGGCAAAACGTAAGAACTACCCAATTCGCTACTTTTCATCTCAGTGTAAGGAGGTTTTGTAAATGAAGATTTCTTACGGCAACAGTCGTATGAATAAAAAGTGGAAAAACAACGAGATCTCTTGGGAGGACTTTTGCACCAGAGTTAGCTCCACCATTCGTACTACTGAAACCATAGAAGAATACAGAAAAATGTCTAAAGACCAGCAAGCTTCCGTCAAAGACGTCGGTGGTTATGTGGCTGGCCACCTACGGGATGGTCGTCGTAAAAAAGGTAACGTACTGTGCCGCTCCATGATCGTCCTTGATATGGATTATGGTAAGCCCGGTGTTTGGGATGACACCATCGTCCATCTTCCATATAAGTGCTGCGCTTACTCCACCCATAAGCACACGCCGGAATATCCTCGAATCAGACTTGTTATTCCACTCTCTCGTGAAGTGAGTGAGGCTGAGTATCCCGCTGTGGCAAGAATGGTGGCCAAGGAAGTCGGCATTGATCTCTTTGATGACAGCACCTATGAACCCCATCGATTGATGTACTGGCCCTCTACCTCGCAAAACGGAGAATTCCTGTACAGAGAAAAAGACGGAGATCTCTTAAATCCAGATGATTACCTGGCTAAATATGATGATTGGCAAGATGCATCTACCTGGCCAGTATCCTCTCGTCAGTCAGAAGTTGAAAAACAAAGTATCGCTGAACAAGCTGATCCACTTTCTAAACCGGGAATTGTTGGGGCTTTCTGTAGGACCTATAGCATCACAGATGCCATATCAGCTTTTCTATCTGATGTTTATGAGCCTTCAGCTATGCCGGGACGATATGACTACAT